CTACGAGCCTGCCTTCGCTGGATGTGATGTGCCATACCTTAATCGCACAGTCCATCTCGCTTACATCCGCCGATTGATATACCGGGATGATGCCACTCACGCCATCATACGCCAGCTCATGCGTGAATTTAGGGATTTGCTTGTCATTGTCGAAACCCACCATGACAAACGAATCGCCGTCGCGGATTGTACTCTCATGTACGTCACCTTGCATCGCATCCAGGCGGTTAAAATTTAGTACCGCTTTCGTCCACACTGCTACTGCATCTTCAGCAGCAGGCGGGTTATTGCCTGCTTTACGCGAAGGCACGCTATCCATTGCCGTCAATGTCACGCGATCAACCATCGTCTGCACTACAACATCCATGTAGTTATCGCAGAATTCGGCGCTATTTTCACGCGCTTTGATACGGAGCAGCCGCCGCATTTCGGGTGTCATATTCGCGTCGTGATCACCATCCATGTAGCGCCGATAGCGCGCGACCTTTTCCCCACGCACCTCGGTGTCTTTAATCCAGGCCGACTCTGCGATTTTAGCACGCACGACTTGGGCAATTAGAGATAATGACATGAAAACTCTTTAAGCATACCGCTGAACGGACACATCAAACGGTTTACGGACTTCTAGCGCATAAAGCGCATAGCGGAGCGCATCCATTGCATGATCGCCGCTTTTAAGCGGTTCATCTTTCATCCCGTGCCGATTCTCTGACCACTGGTAACTCTCAAACTCAGCTAATGTATTGACTGCATTTGGTGAAATGAATAAGCGGGGTTTAAGATCGGCTTGGCGCACTAATCGAGACTTGACGGCCTGGATACCGGGGATCACGCTATTATCTGCCCCCGATGCCCGAACACCCGGCTTGCTGTTAAAGATTTTGATATGCTCCGGTTCGCTAGGATCACAATAGAATTCACTGATGTTCCAGGTATCACGTAACTGCTTGGCTACATTTGCCCAGTCATGAATTTGGCGCTGGCGCTGATATTCCTCGTGAATGAGATAAGCGCGTTGGTCGCTATCCAGGCCGATAACCAATAGAACTCCCGGATTAACTAATCCCCAATCTACACCCGCAATGATACGAGAAAAGGCAGTGGGTTTAGCGTGACTCACATGCAATTCTCGACTGAATTCCGGATAGATCAGCCCCTCAAAAGCGATAAACTCAGCTTCCAATTCCTGCCGAGCGAAATCGCCGACATAAGCCTGTTCCCACGATTGGACAATGGAGCGGTCAAGAAATGGATTATCGCGGCTGCTTGCCTTTTGAACAAAATAATCCGGTTTATCCTGATTGTCTTGCACAAAGGTCTTATAGAGCCAATTGCGTCCTTTGGGCGTGCTCGTAATCCAGGCATATCCGCGCTTCCCAAACTGACGAAGCCGCCCGATCATGATGTCCCATACACGTGCCTCATACAGCGCCGCTTCATCCCCCCACCACCATGAAATGGAAGGGCCGCGCAGCCGTTCAGGGTATTCCGTCGAGCGGAATAGGATTTCACTGCCGTTTGCTAGTTCGACAATGCCCTCACTTTTGTTGTGCCTAATTACGGTACTCCCCGTCACATCTAGAAATGCACGTAAGGTTGCATCGCGCAGCATTGGATAGGTGGGTGCAGTAACAATTCCTAAGTTTGGTGTTTGAAGTATCTTTTCGTGACCGATATACCCATAGGCTGCGCGCCATGCCCGCACAGAACCCGCAATGGTTTTCCCACTGCCAATACCCGCAATGAAGGCTGCATAGTGCGCGAGCGCTTGCACAAAGATAGATTGTTGCGGATAAGTCGGATAGGTAGGCTCATATTCCCCGCCCCCCGCCAGCGCCTCATCCGCTACTAAGTCGCTCGCTATTTTGGCGCGTAGTGAGTTGTATAAACTCAGATTGGATGGCCGTTCGGGCGGCTTGGTCAGTAACATTTCGCCTCACGCTATCCAATAGCGCTTGTACCAGTAGCAGCGCTTCTTCAGTGGTGATGTGCTGCTGCGCTTCAATCTCCCGTTTGCGCTCACTCTCGACGAGCTTCCGGCGCTGTTCGAGTAGCGCATAGACCTCATTCCATGCGGCGTAGTCTGCCATGCCGCGCCCGATTACACGCTCCATATCGCGCAGCGCGGCTTGCATTCTGGCACTATCCACACTATTGATTGCATCATCGAGATCGTCATGCGCCTTGCGGATGGCCTTCCACGCCGCGCCCGCTTCGCCCGTATCTACTCGTGCCAGCAAGTCACCCAGACGGCTTTCTACCACCGCGATTTCATCGCGCAGCACGAGAAGCTGTTCGTCTTGTGTGGCAGCGTGGTAGCGTTCGAGGAGACGCTTAGGCAGATACTTGGAATAGCGACCATGCGTGGTTTGTGGCGCGGCGATACCTTTAGGCGTTGCGCCGCCGTGCATGTAACATAGATGCGTACCGTGCATGGCGTGGCGGCGACATTGCACGCCGGAATGTTTGGATTTAGCCGCGCATTGCACCGAGAGGGTTTCCTGATAGTGTGAGGGTATCTGATTTGCGCCCGGCCATGTCACTCCACCAATCGCGGCACGAGGCCGAGTCCGCTCATGCGCTCTAACGAAACGCTGCAATATTCGGGCGCGATTTCAATGCCCCTGCCCTGCCTACCGAGTTGTTCGCAAGCGACCATCGTTGTGCCAGAGCCGAGGAAGGGGTCGTATATGACATTGCCGTTATCCGAACTTTTCTCAATGATGAAACTAATTAGGTCAATGGGTTTTTGAGTAGGATGGTCAACATCTCGCGCAGCAGCAACCCACCGGTTAAAGGCAAGCAAGTTGGATGGTCTCGATCCGCGCAATTTGTGGTCGCCATAAGCTGCCCACGCTATATATTCCGTCTGAACACCCCAATCGCCTTCAAGGTCGCCCGCTGCCCAATTCCCTTTGTCCCATACCAGACAACGCTTGGGTTTAAGTCCTAATTCTTCGATAGCCTCATAAAAAGGTGCAATACCATGTTCTGTGCAGAACCAATAAACCGCCGCACCGTCATTAAGTATTTGGGGCAACGCAGATAAACATTCAATCGGCACATGGTTGTCGTTAGCGAGTGGTTTTGCAATATGAGTTCGCCATGTTCGGTGATTGGTGACGTAATCTATACCATACGGCGGGTCAGTTACCACAGCGTCCGCCCGCTCCCCCGCCATCACCCTTGCCACGTCCTCCGCGTTCGTGCTATCGCCACAGAGCAACCGATGCTTGCCTATCTCCCACAACTGCCCGCGCTCGCATTGCCACTTCTGTTGCAATTCAGCGGCCTTGTCCACCTGTGCGCCGGGGTCTTGCGCGGGTTCATCGCCATTCAGATACAAGTTATTCGACTGCGCCAACTCGCTTAACATCCGCTGGATCGCTTTGCTACCGCTGTTGACTTTGCGCAGTAGGGTGTCGAGTACGTCGCGGTCATAGGTAGCAAGGTCGCCCGTCGCATCGAAATAGGCAAGCGCCTTGAGATGTTCCTCTTCGGTCAGATCAACCCATATCGCGTCAAGCTCTACGTCGCCCGGTTGGTCAAGCGCCAGCCATGAGCGCTCCTCGCCATCCACGAGATACCCGTTATTGACATTCAACACAATAGGCGCGATTTGCCCTAGCTCATCAAAGCTGGCAGCTACCGCTTCCCGCTGCAATTGAGGATGTCGGCGAGGATTCTGTGGATGGGGCGTGATTTGTGACGCGAGGATTTTGCCGCTCCTGACAATCCGTGAGCGCCAGTTGATAGGTTGTCGTTTACCATTATTGTTCATAAGGCGCAGCGGACGGAATTGAACCGTCTCACACTCTAGCAGAGCCGAGTGTGCCCGCCTGGGAGCGCTGCGATATTCCAAGCGCAGGGTCATGGCTCGCAGTCCGCGCTGAGGGGGAGATTGTGAACTGGCCGACACGCCACGCCTGGAAATAAAACAGCGTAGGGACTGCCTACGCGCTCTAGATCGCATGGTAAAACAAAAAGATTGGAATTGTCAAGGGTTTGAGGGAGAAAAGTTGTGTCAGAAACTATGCCGCCTTTGTTACTGCCGTCTCTTTTTGTAGCCAGTAGATACGTCTAGCGTGCCTATTTCTACACGATTTGCAATAGGGGTGCAACTTGTCAAACGTGTCCGCCTTTGGGCTAAAGTCAAGTCTATTGACCCATTCCCCACATTGCCCGCAATATTTCATACTCCGGCTCTGGGGGAAACGATCACTGAGAAATTCCGGCTTGCGTTCACCCCGCCTCCCAAGTGGGCGTGGCTGGCGTGAGATTACTCGACTGCTGATAATTTCAGCATAGGGCGGCCACGTGCCATCATGCTGCTCAACGTAGTACGGCTTCGGTTTGAGAGTAACCACGTCCACCAATCCCGCAAAGTCGAGTTGGATAACGTTCGGCGGCGCGGGCTTGCGATGTCTGCCCATAGCACGAAAAGACCTCCATAGCCTTGTATTCGATGTCGGTTTTGTGTTAGGCTATAAGAGGTCATGTGTTAGGCCACTGCCCCCGGACGGTTCTCCATACCGCAC